AAATGAATAAATCAAACCTTGGTGGTGCTAGATAATGAAATTTGTTGATGATGAAAATTACAATGAGTCACACGTTTTAAATGCGTCAGACTTTCATATTCCGTCCGTAACTGTAAGCAAAAGCTTGGACGAATTTAAGATTGAGGGCGAAGAGCTTTTAAAGGTAGGCGGGCTTAGCACAAACTTTAGAAGAAAAGTAAGCCGTGATATACAAAAGAGATTTGTTGGAACAGATGGAGCGGAAACACAGCAGAACTTGCTTGCACAAGCAATTACTGGCTATGCGATGTTTGATCTTATTGAGCCACCATATAACCTAGATTATCTTTCAAGGGTATATGAGATTTCACCATATAACTATGCAGCAATTAATGCAAAGGTTTTTAACATCGTTGGTCTAGGCTATGACTTTGTGGAAACAAGAAAAACCGTAGATGCTATTGATGGCATATCAGATACAAAGCAGTTGGAGAGAGCTCGCAAAAAGCTTAATAAATTAAGACAGGATCTTAATGAATGGTTAGAGGACTGCAACGAAGAAGAAACATTTAAAGAAACACTTATCAAGTTCTATACTGACGTAGAATCCACAGGTAACGGATACCTAGAAATTGGAAGAACTACATCTGGCAAGATCGGATACCTTGGACATATTCCAGCAAAGACAATGAGAGTAAGAAGACTTCGTGATGGATTTATTCAATTACTTTATGGCAAGGCTGTATTCTTCAGAAACTTTGGAGACCAGGAAACCCCTAACCCAATTGCTGGCGGTCTAGACAGACCAAACGAAATTATTCACTTTAAGAAGTACACACCTACAAATAATTACTATGGCGTTCCAGATATTGTTCCTGCATCAAACGCTATGGCAGGTAACGAGTTTGCAGGAAAGTACAACCTAGACTACTTTGAAAATAAAGCGGTTCCAAGATATATCATTACACTTAAGGGTGGAAGCCTTTCTCCAGAATCAGAGCGCAAGCTTCTTGAATTTTTCCAAGTTGGACTAAAAGGAAAAAATCACAGATCTCTTTATATTCCTCTTCCAGCAGACTCACCAGATCAAAAGGTAGAGTTTAAGATGGAGCCAGTTGAGGCTGGTGCACAGGATTCATCATTTAATGTTTATAGAAAAGCAAATAGAGATGAAATCCTCATGGCTCACAGAACACCAATTAATAAAATTGGAACTCCAGAAGGAATTAACTTAGCTGCTGCTCGTGATGCAGATAAGACATTTAAGGAGCAGGTCTGTAGACCAGCGCAAGATATTCTTGAAAAGAAATTAAATAAAATTATCAAGGAAATGACGGACGCCCTTGAAATTAAGTTTAATGAATTGGCCCTTACAGATGAAGATACTCAGTCTAAGATTGATGAAAGATATCTCAGAATGAAGGTAATTGTTCCTAATGAAATTAGAATTAGAAAGGGCATGGTTCCACTAGAAGGTGGAGACGACCCAGTTGAATTAAAGCCACAGGCACAGGCAGAAATTAGATCTCAGGCAAATAGTTCAAGAGCTAGGGATCAAGAAAGATCTGCTAATTCTCCAGACGTTTCTGGAGAGGGTAGAAATGCTCAGGGCGATGGCAGACAAGTCGAGTAGTAGTAATCGACTACAATTTGCCTTTTGATATATATCATAATAAAATTAAGCATATGAACATTGAAAAATCATTGTGGTCTTCAAATGGCGACGATATCACATTATCAGTTCCTTTCACAAAAGTTAACCGTGAGAAGAGAACAGTTTCTGGTTTTGCAACATTAGATAATATTGATCAGACAGGCGATGTGGTTTTAGCAGAAGCAAGCTTAGAAGCATTTGAAAATTTCCGAGGAAACATTCGTGAGATGCATGGATCAAATGCTGTTGGCAAGATGTTATCATTTAGACCAGAAACATTCTATGACTCAACAACAGGTGAATTTTATAATGGAATCTACGTAGATGCATACGTATCAAAGGGTGCACAGGATACTTGGGAAAAAGTTCTTGATGGCACTCTTTCTGGTTTTTCAATCGGCGGAAAGATTAAGGAATCAGACAACGAAGTAAACAAGGCAACAGGACAGCCAGTAAGATTTATTAAGAAGTACGCATTACTAGAGTTATCAATTGTAGATTCACCAGCTAATGAGCTTTGCAATCTCTTGTCAATTCAGAAGATGAACGGCGAATTCATATTCAAGGGTATTGCAGCAGAAACACAAACTGAAAATATTTTCTATTGTGCAGAATCAAATAAAGTTTTCATGTCTACAGATTCTTCATACACATCTCCAGTAAGTGGAAAGCCAGCAGAGCTAATAGGCTGGGTTGAGTCAAATGATGTTAACAAAGCAAAAGAAATAAATAGAATTCTTGATTCATATAAGCAGTCAAGATTAACGTTGCCTGATTCACAAATAATCGCAAAACAGGCAAACGCAGAAGGAGGTAATGAAGTGTCAGAAAACACAGAGACAACAGTAGTTGAAGAAGTTTCAGCTCCTGTAGAAGAAGCCCCAGTTGTTGCTGAAGAAGCGCCAGCTGAAGCTCCTGCTGAAGTAGCAGAAGATGCTTCTGCCGAAACTGTAGAAAAAGCAGCCGACGTATCTGAAGTTGAGGTTGATGAACCTGATTTTGCAAAGATGCTGGTCGATCTTAAGGGATTCTTTACAGAAACTCTTAATAAGGCAACAGAATCAAGCGCAGCGCAGGTCATTGATATCAAGCAGACTGTTGAAACATTCAGCAAGGGCGTAGATGCAAGAATTACAGATTTAGCAGAACAACATACAACACTTTCAAAGGCAATCGAGGACATTAAGAATACAATTAATGGCGTAGAGAAGCGTGTTGACGCAGTAGAATCAGAAACTGCAATTAAGAAGTCCTATGACCTTGGCGGGTCACAGGAAATGACAGTAAAAAAGTCAAAATGGAACGGTTCTTTTCTCGGAAACGTACAAGAAATTTTTAACTAAAAAAGGTAGGTGAAAATAAAAATGAGTAATGAATTATTAGAAAAGTCAGTTGCTGCTAATACAACAGCAACATCTACCTTTGCTTCCACAACAGGTGGCACAGGTATCCACACTGGTTCTGAAGATGGAAACGGTGGTCTGCTTAACGCAGAACAATCATCTCGCTTTCTAGACTATATGTTCGACGCAACCGTAATTGGTAAGGTCGCTCGTACAGTTCGTATGAAGTCAGATACAACCGAAATTGATCGTGTTGGAGTTGGCGAGAAGCTTATGAAGCTCGCTACAGAGGCAGATAACACAGGTACAAATGCTGCTGTTACTTTCTCAAAGATTTCTTTGACAACAAAGAAGCTTCGTCTTGACTGGGAACTCTCAACAGAGTCACTAGAAGACAACATCGAAGGTGCAGATCTCGAAGATCACATTGCACGTATGATGGCAACACAGGCAGGTAACGACATTGAAGATGTTATCCTTAACGGAAATACAGCTCTTTCATCAGATGCACTTTATAAGTCATTTGACGGTGTTGTTAAGCTTGCAAAGGCAAATGGTCACGTTGTAGATGCAGCTGGTGCAGGAGTATCAAGAGCTTTGTTCAACTCAGCTCTTAAGGCACTTCCACGTAAGTACAAGCAGCGTCGTGCAGACCTTCGCTTCCTTTCAGGATCAAACCTTATTCAGGACTTCCTCTATGCTAACAGCATCGGAACAAACCAGACAATCCCACAGGATATTGCTTCAAGCATCATCCGTGGCGATGTCCAGCCACTAGGCGGACCAGCTGGTTACGTTGCACCTTACGCATTCGGTATTCCAATCGTCGAAGTTCCACTTCTTCCAGAAGCACAGGACGGCGACTACTCAGGAGAGACAGGCAACCACGGTGATGTTCACCTTACATTCCCAAATAACATCGTAATTGGTGTTAAGCGTGATGTAACAGTTTACCGCTTCTTCTGGCCACGCAAGGACTCAATCGAGTACACACTTTACACACGTGTTGGTGTTCAAATCGAGCAGGCAGATGCTTGGGTCGTTGTTAAGAACGTCAAGGTAGCTTCTTAATTAGATAGCTATTACGGAGAGCCCCCGAATTAATTTTCGGGGGCTTTTCATTTTAATTTATCAATGCTATAATTAACATAACTAAAAGAAGGAGCAAGTATGTCTTTTGACACATTAAAGTTAGCAGAATTAAAGCAAGTAGCAGAAGATTTTGCGGTTGATATTACAGGCTTAAAGAATAAAGAAACGATTATTGCAGCACTATCAGAAGAAGGTGTAACATGGTCTATTTATTCAAAGACAAAGGAAGACCTAGAAGAGGCTGAGGACATTATGGACGAAGTTCTCCCAAAGTTTGATCCAAAGGCTAGTCAGCCAGAGGACACAGTATTGGTAAGAATGACCAGAGCTAATTTCAGATATGATATTGTCGGTTATACATTTACTAAAGAGCACCCATTTGTTGCAATGACAAAAGATAAGGCTCAAGCAATTTTTGATAAAGAGGAGGGTTTTAGATTAGCAACCCCATCAGAGGTTCAAAGCTTCTATAACTAATCTAAACGCATAAATGGCAGAGATATTAATAGATACAAATTCACCGATCAAGCACAGATTGTTTTGGAAGGGTGAGTCAGTAGATGCTGATACTTTGCCACATGTTCATGTGTATGACATTACAAATGATCATACGATAGACCCACCTATAAATCCAGAAACACTATTAACAACATTGTATGCTGAGAAGGTAGAGACAGACTTTGGTGTTTATCAGGTCTTCCTACCTCTCAGCCTTACAAATAGAATTAGAGAGTTTAAGTTAGTCTGGAATTATGAAGTCGAAGGCAACGATGTTGTCAAGCAAATTGAAGTCTATGTAAATAAGCCATACACCGATATTACACAGGCCATAGATGAATTGCGATTAGGCGCAGATCCAAGCGATCCATCATATAAAACATTTGCAGACCTACAGCTTGCTGAAAGATATGCTAGAAATAAGATTGAAGAATTTACTGGACAGCAATTTGCCCCACATGAGATGACATATGCTGTATACGGTGACAATTCAGACATTATAGCTCTTCCAGAAAAAATGATTGAAATTCACAAAATCTACGCAAACGATGTTTTGCTTGTTGACAATCTAGAGGGAATAAATAATTGGCTTTATGATCCACAGGTTACAGAAAGCGGATATGGCCTTAGAGTTAATAGACAGAGCGTAATCGACAATACTGTTTATTCAGCAAATGGCATGGTTCCTCCAGATGCAGCCTATTCAGGCAGAGCATTTTCAAATGGAGTCAGATATGTGATCGAGGGACTTTTTGGATGGACGGAAGTCCCTTCAAATGTTGAGCAGGCATGTATTGAATTAATGGGCCACTACTTTGAAAAAGATAACAGCTGGAAAGATCACTATTTGAAGAAGATATCATCCTTTGACTGGAACTTTGAATACGACTCATCAGTATTTGCTGGAACAGGTTGTATGTATGCAGATAAGCTTTTGTCACAATACAAAATTTCTCAAATGGTATTGATATAAAATGTCTAGCCTAATAACAGGTATGCTGCCAATGAAGCTAGATGTTTATAGGCAAAGCGATGCCCAAGATGAAAATACTGGAGCCATTAAAAAAGAATGGCATTTTTACAAGACTCTTGACTGCCACGCTAAAGGTGTTATAAGCAACTCGGCAACAACACGCTCTGGAGATAATCAAATATTTTCTAACAAGTATACAAATGAGCAGATGATCCAAGTCAGAACTATAGACAAGCTCACACTGCGTGAGAAGGTTTCAAATATAAGAAACTCAGAAAATATTGTAATCTGGACAGAATTAGACTATCCGACTGATACCCCTACGGTATTTGAACTAGTCGGAACAACGCCAATTACTGATCCATTTGGAAAAGTTATTGGATATAACTCAACATTAAAAAGATCGGAGAACCAGGTAATTGGATTCTAGCGTTGCTCTAGTCCAAGCTGCAAGCGGTCTTCAAAGACTTATGGCTGGCAGCTCACCAGGCCTTATAAAAGATACAACTGTTGCACAGGTATCTGCACTGCTTTACTATAAGTCTAGCGTAATATCAAAGCTTACAAGAAATAAAGCATTTATAAATAAGTTTAATAAAACAATATACGATCAACTGGATAAAGACTTTGGTCTCTACATGGATGCAAAAGCTAGAAGCCAGCCAAAGCAGCACCATCATTTGTATGAGTGGAAAAAGGTTGGCAATAAAAACCAAAGACTGTTTGATCTTAAGATGATACCTAATAATGGATTAGGCTTTAGCATATCTTATGAATTTAAACAGTCTAAGTCCTTAGTGCCAACTAAAAAGGGTAAGCATAAGCATGTATTTGCAAACAAGGCATCTGTTATGGAGGCTGGGGATCCAGTTATAATTAAACCAAAATACTCAGAGAGATTAGTTTTCGATGTAAGTGGTTATACTGTATTTATGCCAAAGGGAGCAAGTGTTACTGTAACAAAGCCAGGCGGACCTGGAGTAAAGAACTCATTTGCGATAGGGTTTAATTACTTTTTTAAAAGCAATCTAGTAAGCTCTTCAATAAAAAAGTCGGGTTTTCAGGCAGTATTTTCTGCAGATATAGCAAAGGCATTAAAGACTCCATCTGCAATTAAAAAGGTTCAATATCAATTCTCTGCGAATACAATAGATATGCAGGCAGAGCAGGCATTAACACAAGCATTTGGAGGAGTACTATGACAGCTAACTATAAATTAGACGCATCTTTTGAGGTAAGAAAGTTCCTTTGGGAGGAACTTGTAAGCAATAATATATTTGACGAGAATGAATATTATAGCGATAATATAGGAAGCGTTGTTAATCCAATTATTCCAGTTCAACAACAGCCAGAATTAAATCAATTTCTCAATGGTAAAAAGCATATTGTGTATGACAAGATCGGGACATCCCTAGAAGACAATTGGATGATATCTTGCGACCAATTGCTATTTACTATATACTCAGCAGATATATTAGATCTAACAGAGATTAGAAACTTTATGATCGATTTATTTAGAAGAATGGATGATTCCGCAAGGGACGTAAATGCCCTTCAGAGCCTCTCTGACAAGTTTAAGTTCCATAGCCTATATGTAGTAGACATTGGTCCAGTTGCGCCTTCAGAGGAGCTCCAGGGGCTTCTAGCAACCGATATAACCATAGAGGCTAAGTATTCACGCATATTAGATAATAATGGCAGATATTTATAATTTGCCTTAGCACGTAAAATATAATAAAATTAGACTAAGAGAAAAGAGCCTAGCCAGCTTATTTTAAAATTTAACAAAATTATTTTTAAACAGGAGGTAGAAATTATGGCACAAGCCACAGGTAATGCTAAGAAT